AGGTGACGCTGTTGACCGTGCCGACATCGACCGGGGTGGTCGTCAGCTCCCACGAGAACGTCGCCGCCTCCGGCGAGTCGTTGACCGTGGTGTACGCCTTCTCGGACGGGTTGGCCGTGGCGCCGTAGATGAGGTGAATCTTCTCGCCGGCGTCCGGGTTCAGGTCGTTGCCGACCTTGGTGACGTAGGACATGCCGAAGGTGGCGCGACCCTGCTGGCCCAGCGCGACGCCGGGGGTGGGGGACGCGGCACCGTCGAGCGCCTGGATGGCCTCGACCGGGTACGTGAATGCCTCGACCGTGGCGCCGAACTCCTCGGCGGAACGGAGGCTCGCGTAGACGCGGTTGTCCGCGTACTGCTTGTTGACCTCGGCACCCGAAGGCGACTCGGTGACGGAGACGAGGCCGTTCCAGGCCACGCCGTTGTCGTAGACGCCGGCTCCGTTGACGGTGTAGAAGACGCCCTTCTCGACGCCGTTCTCGTACACCTTCTCGCCGGTCTGGTCCCAACTCAGGACAGACATTTGTTACTCCCCTTCAGAAGTACAGGTTGAAGACGTCGTGGTGCAGCCCGTTAGCTGCGTAGTTGCGGTTGAACAAACACATGGGCTGCAAGGCGATCTTCCCCGGGATCTCACTATCAGGGTCCCGGTCGATCACGGTCACCATGTACCGCTGGGTGTAGGCATACGGCTTGTTGCCAGCGAACCGAGTATCCGCGTCGTCCCGCTTGTAGACGATGCACGGATAGCTCATCTTCACATCAGCCGGAGGCTGGAAGTATACGTTAGGCGTAATACCCAGCAACACATCATGGAGTTGCAGGCGTCGGCCCATTGTAGACACCTCCCAGCCTCAAGAGCAGACGGGGACTCTGCACTTCAACTTCTGTGACTTTCCACAGAGTCCCCATCCACGACACATAGCGAATGGCAAAGAAGTTTTCGTTGGCGTATGGGTCCGCAACGATGCTGATCAAGTTATTCACCGAGAGATCGTCATTTACACTCTCTCCCGCCTGAAGTCTCCGCGTGTTCCGCTGAATATCGCCGGTGTACTCACGTTCGACGATGACCTCGGTCCAAACTCCAGGTGCTGTCTCAACTGTTGTGGGGCCGTAACCTACCTTTCCGTAGTACTTTGCCATTGCCGGTGCCTACGCTCAGGCGGCCGGACGCTTGAACGTCCAGTTGGTGTCCGCGTTGGTCGCGAAGTAGTAGCCGGACGCCGGGACGGCGTAGACGACCTTCGACGCGCCGGCAGCGAGAGCCGTCTGCGCACCCGCGGTCATGGTGGCACCAGTGGGCGAGCCGTCCTTGTAGACGACACCGGTCTTGGCCGGGATCGTGATGACGCCGGTGGAGGCGACGAAGGTCGGCTTGTCGGGGGCGACCAGGACGTTGGCCGCGGCGGTCTTGCGGATGACCTGCGCGGACTTGATCTTGGTGAGAGCGCCCGACAGACGCGCCTCCATGAGGTACTTGTACTGGTTGTAGTCGATGTCGAAGTCGTCGAAGCGGGTCAGCTCGCCTCCGCGGTCCGTACCGACGGTGTAGTCGGACAGGTTGACGAGAACGCCGACCAGGTCGCCCTGGCCCTCCATCGCCTCGACGGGGACGATCGACTCGACACGCAGAGCCGCGGCCAGGTCCGCCTCGGACGGGTACAGCCGACGGTTGGAGTTGGCCTCGTCCTTGAGGAGAAGCATCTCGGTGAGGTTCTGCTCGGTGGTGAACAGAGTCGGCCGGCCGGTGCCCTTGTAGAAGCGGCGGGCGCGGAGGACGGTCTCGATGACCTCCATGTACGAGGAGCTCGCGTCGTCGATGTTGACCCACACCGTGGTCATGTACAGCTCGTGCTCGTTGGTGATCGAGCGGATGCCGTCGCCGGAGGCCGAAGCCATCGGGTCGGCGATGTGGTCCGGGTCCGAGACGTCGCGGCCGTCGCCGAAGAGGATCGCACGCGCGATCTCCTCCTCGATCATGAGCCGGATCTCGCCCCACAGCCAGGCGACGATGTCGAAGTCGGTGACGTCGAGGATGTCGTCGCGGTCGAGCTTCTGCTTCTTGTAGATCGTGGTGGGCCCGGTCTTCCGGGACGTGACCGCGAACCACTCTTCCTTCTTGTACGAGCCGGTGATGTAGCCCTTGGCCCGCGCCTCGTCCTGGGTGATGTCCGCGACGAGGGTCTTGATGCGGGAGAACGGCCGGCGGTCGACACCGTTGAGGACGCTCGCGACCCACTCGGTCCGGCGCTTGTTCCACTCGGGCGTGGCGGAGATCGCCTTGGCGTCCGGGAACAGGATCTCGATGTTCTCGACACCGTGCTCCAGAGACGCCTCTTCCAGCGCCTCCTTGAGCGAACCCAGCTTGACGGCCTTCTTGGCGATGGCCTTGAACTCGGAGTGGGTGAGGGCCTTCTTGCCGTCCGGGATGGTGCCGGTCGCGGACTGGTCGAACACGTTGCGCGTCATAGCGCCGGTTCCTTCCTGGTGGTCGAGGTTGCCCTCGTCGGTCTTGTCGTCGGTCTTGGGCTCGCCGTCGTCCTTGGGCTCGCCATCATCCTTGGGTTCGCCGTCATCCTTCGGCTCCCCGTCGGAGTGCGCGGCGCCGGCCTCCAGGGCCGCTTCGACCAGCGCGGTGACGAGTCCCTTGGTGTCGTCGTCGAGGTCGTCGTACGCCTGCTGGAGCGTGACGCCCTGGCTGTCGTCGACAGTCTTGGCATCCGGCTTGGCGTCGGTGACGTCCGCCGCGTGGCTCAGCTCGATCTCCGAGCCGGTCTTGATGACGGCCTCGTCGGTGAGCTCGGTGAAGTCGTCCGGGTCATCGCTGTGGGCGATGCGAACGAAGTCGATCACGGCACCGGGATTGGCGCCAGCCAGCACGAGCGACACCTCACGGATCATGCCGTGAATGACACTCTTGCCGCCGTTGATGACCTTCTCGACCAGCTGGTTGGCCATGATCGACAGGTGCTTGATGTCACCGTGCTGCACCTGGAGCTTGGCGTTCTTGCCGCCGGGCGTCTCGTTGAAGTACGCCTGGCAGTAGACGCCTTCACCGTCTCGGTGTTCCAGTACGGCGTAGCCGAGAACGTTCTCGTTGCTGCTGTGGCCGTGCTGCCAGACAAGCGGGACCTGCTGCTTGTCCATGTGCTTGAAGGCATCGGGCAGAATCGTCCGGCCGTCAGAGCACTTGAGGTTGGCCTTAGTGGCCCATCCGCCAAAGTCAGGTACCATTTTGACGGTTCCCTCCCGTCTCTATCAGTTGAGGTGGCGACTCCGACGGAGCCGGTTCGAGTTGGAGCGGTTGACGTGCCGGACCAAGTTGCTTGTCGGTCGGCATGTTGGGGTTGGTCAACTTGTCTGCGGAAGGGTCCTTGGCAGGTTTCCAACCGATGGCCGTTCGGATGTCGTTGCCGGTCGCGATGCGGTTTCGGACGAACTTGTCGCCGATCTCCGCCAGCTGTTCCATGGCGACGAGCTTGAACGGGTTGCGGTACCACTCGACTGAGTGACCCTGAGTTCGAGCGGTCTTCGTCAGGAACGCTCGGCGCATGGCCTCAGAGATCGCGTCGAGGATCGGGTCGATGGTCCGGAAGAAGTAGTTGTTCATGGCAGCTTCGTCGGCCGTGCCGTTCATGACGGCTTCGGTCAGGCCAAGCTGGTTGTACAACATGTCCGTGAAGTACTTGACCTCGTCGAGGAGCTTGTTCTCCACAGCGCGGTTCAGCTGGGTGATCTTCTCGGTTCCGTCTGTGTAGGCGATGCCGTACTGGCTGCCCTTCAGCTGGAACTCGATGTCCTTCCGGCGTTGTTCGGCCTGCTGCCGGCGAGCCTCAGACTTGATCACGTAAGGCAGCTGGATGATCATGTCCAACTTGCCGGAGCTGTTCGCATCGTCGGTGGTGTCCAGAAGGTTCAACTTCCGGATCAACCGCTGATAGGTCGAGTTCGGCTCGTTCATCACCGTGTAGAGAGGATTCTCTACGACAGCGACGAACCTCTTGGGCAACGTGATCTCTTCCCGCATACCGGACCGCTCGTTGTAGAGCATGACGCGGACAGCGTCCGGATACCACGCGATGATCTCGCCGACTCGAAGAGACTTGATGTCGAAGCCGCCGGTGGTAGCCGGGTTCACGGAGGTCTCTACCGGAACAATGGCAACTACGCCCTTCTCCAAGACCGTCTGTGCGATGTCCTGCCTGAACTGCCGGCCTCCCTGGTCCATGTTGGCTTCGACCTTGAGGCAGTCGTTCAGACCGCTCCTGATGTCTTCGACGTACCGCTCTTCGTCGTCCACTCGGACGTGTCGGATCGGTACTTCGGAAACGTCAATCGCGATTCGAGTAATGACCGACGCGATGATGGAGCGTTCGTTGCCCAGCGACATCCTCTGTCGATCGGGCCGACCACCGTAGTTGAACCCGCCATGGTTCTGATCGGTGGCATACGGGTCCGACGTGAAGGCATTCCAGGCGTGTTGAAAGCCGGTCTTCAGTCGGGATAGCAATGCCATGAGTCACCTCCTTTCCTGGCTACTCGAAGGCTTCCTTGTTGAGCTTGTAAGCGACCCAGGCGTCCATCAGAGCTGCGACGTTGTCGATCTTGGCGTCCTGGCGCTTCTTCAACAGCTTCCGGTTGCCGTTCGTGTCCTCCATGGTGATGGCGTTACCCATGGCGAACATCATCAGCTGCTGATCAAATTTCAAGAGTCGTTCTTCACTAAGATTCTTGAGTTCCCCAAGCGGGACAGACTCAGTCCTC